CTCATCCTCTTTCTCTTGCGTCCATTCCACCTTCTGTATCTGACAAATGCGCTTATACAACCCCTCAGCACAGGCATCGTCGAGCGTTATTGTATGAATGGAGTAGCGCTTACGTCCTGCGCGGCTATCTAGAATGAGTTGATTGAAAAGGTTACCAACGCCGTTATGGGTTGAGATAAGTCGAACTTTAGCACCCCACATCGTGAGTGCGAGCGCCGCTTTTAGCACCTCTGCGAGGCGATCATGAAACGCCGCCTCATCGATGATAACTGTGCCCTGCATACCACGAAGGTTGGAAGGGTTACTTGATAACGCCTGAACCTTAAAGCCCGATTCGAAGTAAATAACAAAGGTGAGGATGTCCTTGTCTTCATTGTTGATAACTTCTTCCTGAACCTCTCCAGCGGCCTTATCAAATATCTTGGCCCAGAGGCCAACGGCATCAATAAATTCGCGCGCCATTTCTTTGTTCGAACCGACATAGAAAACGTTAGAGCCGCCTTCGCCCTTGGCCGCTCCCGCAGTGAGAGATGAGTCCGCCGCCTCGGCAAACGTCAAACCTGTACGCCGCGACTTCTCAGCAATCTTGAGTACAGAGTCATCCGCTATCCAACGCTTTTGATAGCCAAGCAAAAGCTCATCCTTGTCGAACTCAACAAGGATGCCTTCGGTCATTTTGTTTACATCAGATAACTCAGTCATTAGGCAATCCCTAACAGCTCTGCTTTCAGCATCTTCACTGTGTCAGCCGTCAATCCTGCCTTCTTGGCAACCGCTTCCGTTTTCTCTGCCGCCTCTGCCGCATAGGCAGCGCGGATTTCTTTCTCAACTTTATGACTGGTCATGGAAGCCTGCTCGATACGCTGAACAACAAGAGCTAACTGGTTAAGCGCTTTTGGTGGGATCACTTCTTGTTTCTCATCCGCGTCTTCCATCAAACGCATCGAGGTTTCGAACGCCATCGTGCGCACAAACTCTTGCAGTAACTTACCCACATCAGAGGTTGGTGCTTCTCCAAGTTTTGTGATCCACACTTCCGCAACTTCGCGAGACTGGCGTAATCGTTGGCCCATATCCTCCATGCGCTTTGCATAGCGGTTAAATCCGGTTCGACTGAGTTTGGCATCGTCGGGAAGCCCGGCTTCCTCAATCATCTGATTGACAGCGTCTCGGATATCCTTCTGGGTCATATCACCACTGCGAATAAGCACATTCAGTTGCGCACGAATATCTTCTGGCAGCAGCTCTATTTTTGACTTTCGGTTAACGGACTTCTTCATGGCGGATCCTTACTTAGCGCGAGGGCGTTTTACACCAGGAACGCGAGCTTGTCCGGTTGCGACATCTTCACCACGACCTGTTAGTGTTGCGATTTGGCACTCCGCTACCGTTCGGATCGTGATTAGGCTTTGCTCTTCTAGCCACGCCAAGTGAGTGCGCACAGCATCACGACTAATCTTATGGCCATAAGCATCAAGGCATGAATCAAGGATTGACTCGTTCGCTTCATAGCCGTCCATCTCATGGAGAGAGCGCAAGATCACAAGTCGCTGGTCTTCTTTTAATACATCTTTAAAGGACATATGAACCTCTATTTATCATCGTTTAAACGTTGCTCTAAAAGCAGTTGTGCCAGATGCTCGATGGGTTGGATTTGAGCGCGAAGCTCTTTCATTTCTCCGCGCGCTTCGGAAAGCTCCAGCGTCAGTTTTGTGATCTCTTCTCTGGTAGGCAGTGCATCAACCTGTGCTTTTAACTCGTCCATGTTTCTTTTCACTTGCTCTACATCTTCGCGTTTGGCGTAGGTTTTAGAGAGCAAGATCTGAATGACCTGAACTACAGACAAAACGCCAGCCCACACGATAGGCCACCATGTCTTTACCCAATCGTATTCCATCACAGCTCCTTTCTTGACCGACAACTGACGCAACGAACTGCATTGGGTAATGCTTCGATTCGCTTCGGTGGAACAACACTGCCACAACTTAAGCAGTAACGATTGCCGTCCTCATCTTCGTCTGGCTTTTCTTCAGCCTGGATAGGTCGGTTGGAAATGGCAGCATTTCTAAATAACGCTTCAAGCTCTTGGGCTCTATCAAACTGGTCAGTCATCAGCGCCCCTTGATCATGCTTTTGAGAACACCGGACACTTTGTCACCACTGGATTTCGAGTAAGGCGCAAAACCATCGACGGTTCGCAGACCAAAATAGGCATACGCGAACGCACCAATCGTTAATGCGACATAGATGTCAGCGCCATCACCAAAGCCTTTTGCACTTAAAGCCTCAAAGGCAAATACATATAGACACATCATCCAAAAAGAACTTCGAGCAATATCAGGTCGAGTTCGACGAACCCTTTCATCCGTTGCATTATCACCGTTACGAATGGTTAACTGAGTTTGCTCATGTTCTTTCTGCCTATCCTGAAGTGAAAGCTCTTGGCGTCGAGTCACTTCCTTTTGCATTTCCGACTTGATGCGCTCTAACTCAACAAGGCTTTCAGGTGGCAGCTTTTGCATCTCATTAATGAGCGACATTTCCTTTTGCTCTTTGCTCATTCCCAAAGCGCCGTCTACCTGCTCAACCATATCTGCGACTTTGTCTGCGGTTTCACTGCCACCGAACAAAGACGAGATACCACGAATAGCCGCGGGGCCGACTTCCATCGCGAGCTTCGCCGCACCTAAAATTAACGAAAGTGACATGCTTTAAAATTCCTTATCTTAGAAACTAAATCAGCACCTTCCGTTGTTTTTGTTTCCCTCAGGTGCATTGAAATATCGCATGGCGTGACACTGTTCCAAGCGGCATTAAAATAGCTTTGTAGTGTCGCGTCATGGCTAAAAAGTGGCGGTTGAGAAGGGACTGGCACACCATCTTGATGCGCTTTCTTCTCAGCATCGAGACGCTTTTCACGGCCTCGGATGCTGGCGTATTCGCTATTCTTCAACCGCTTAGTCATTACTGAAGCTCCCAAGCCGCGTCGGTTAGGTGAACCAAGCGATTGTGCCAACCTTCGATAAAGGCAGTTTGGGAGTAATTGTTTTTGAGGATACGCGCATAGAATCGAGCGCGGCGCAGACCGTATCGAGCGCAGAGGTATTCAACATCACCACTGTGAACTGCCGCACGAGTATTCGGACCGACTTTACCATCTGGCTTCGTTCCGCTGATTTCTTGCAGCATACGAATGGCATTAGTTGCACCATGCTGCACTGCCGAATCAAACGCATACAAAGCGATAGCGCCAGACCATTCAGGACAGTAGGCAGGCTTCCAGTAGTTGGTGTAATAAATTCGGACAATCTTATCGAGCGTAAGAGAAGCGATATCGATACCAGGGAAAGCACGCTTACTGATACCACCCTTAGTTTCACCACCTGGGTCTTTCGGGTTGTTGACGTAGCCCAAATCTGGCTTTGGCGTGCCATCTCGATAAAGTGCACCTTCCTCTATAAGGACAAAGCGCACTGCATGGCAGAATTCAGGCGTGTAGCCTTTGGTAGAAAACGGAAAGTTTGAAGACATAAAAAAGCACAACCATTAACTGTGACATTAAGAGGATTGTGCTTTTTATTAGATGAAGTGGTGAATTAAGCTGAATTTAGAAAAGCTCTGGTTGCCTTTTCTTTTGCTCTTCGTGGCGCATTATCTTGAGCACATGATAAACATGAAAAACAGAAACGTCATATTTTTTTGCCAGCTCCTCCACGTTCTTGCCGTTAAAGTCATTCCAGATGCTGATTTTTTTAATCTCCGCCTCTAGCTTGCGTCCTTTTGGGACGTAGATAGGGAATCCGCCAAAGTGCTTACAGAACTCACCAAGCAGCTTAACCGCGGATTCTTGGCCCAACTCTCTACGAAACAGTGAATAGATTTGCTTTAGCGTCTCTGGGCTTTTTTTATCATCTTCAATCACGCTTTCAACGGCGTTTAAATCAACATTGTCAAACCCGAACATATCTAGGTTTTCATCTTCGCTACTCATACCACCCTCCAGATACAAAAACACCCCGCAGAGCGAGGTGTTTGTAGTATAAATCAGGTATCTCCAAGGGCGCATGTTAACACGGACA